CCCCGCCGGTACTTAAACACCATCTCGGTGGCCGCGAAGCCGAATGGCAAGAAGGTGAGAATGTCGGCCTGGGTGTCAGGCCAAGGCCTCTGCATATCATGCAGGCAGGAGTCCAGGAAGTCAGCCCGCCTGATATCCTCGGGGTCTGAGCCAGCAGGCTGGGCCTGCCAGCGGGTCGAGCGGAAGCCAGCCTCGATGGCCCTGAGCAGGCCACCGATGACGGGGCTATTCTTGCGCATCTCATCGTAGACCCTGACAGCCTGAGGGAAGCGGAGTTCAGGCAGGAACTCCTCGAAAATCTTGCCTCCCCAGCGGGCAGGGCCCGATGCAGATATCTGGACGTCGGCCTTAACGGTGCGCGTTTCCTCAGGCATTATTTAATCTTCCATCTTGACCAGCCCCGGCTGACAGGAGTAGTTGCCCAGGATGGACGGGCAATGCTGACAGTCGGGATATCGGCCTCAACCTTGGGCACCACGCTGA